ACGTTCAAAGCATTAACTATCCCACCTTTGTTAAATTTTTGAGCAGATGTTTGAAAAGCTGGATTATTTAATCCTTGATATGCTTGTGCAACACTTAAACCTGTACCAATTTTTCCATAAGACGCATCATCTACTCTTTCCCAATTTGTTAAAATTGTTTCACTAGAACTTGATTGAGTAGCATGTAATCTATACATATCTGCCTCTGTAATACCAGCAGATATTGTTCCAAACTCTAAAGCATTACCACCACTATTAACTTTGATTGATTGTCCAGCAGAACCTAATGATGTTAATCCTGTACCACCTTTTGTTACAGGAACAGTTGGCAATCTTGCATCAGCAATCGTGCCAGATAAATTTGTAGCTGCTATACCATCAGTAACTACTAGGCCTGTGCCTGTAGGTATAGTTATATTTGATCCAGAACTTTCTAGTTGATCTACAATTATTTTAGATGCCATAATTAAAATATCCTTTTTGTTATAATAAAGTGATTTTCTATATTTTTATTCATAAACATTTAGAGTACATCAAATCGTTGCAATCAGATGACCATCACTATTTAAACTAAAAGTAAATCCAGATGCTGCAAACATCTTGTCATCAAAGGCAGCATAGACAGCAGCTGTAATATTGTCTTGTCCACCATTAGTTGTTGTTACTTGTAAGCTGTCCAGGATGTTATCAGAGTTTGTATCTATCATAGTAAATCCATAGATCTCTGCACTAGATGCATTACCCAACTCCCAGGCATTACCGGCATCATTAACTTTAAATACTTTACCAGCTGCAATACCAGATGTAGATAGTTGAGCTACACCTACTGTACCCTGGGATGGAGTAGCAATATTTAAAGTATCACCTAGTTTTAAAATTTTAATTGTTTCCCCAGAACTAGGAGCTGCTGAAAAAGTTAATTGATTTCCAGATACAGTAAAACTTTCACCCCAATGTTGCAGTACCCCAGACAGGATAACCATAAGCACTCTTTCAGAAGGTACACTCTCTGACATAGTAAAGGCTGTTCTACTTCCATCAAAGCTCTCTGTTAATGTAATGAGTTTGTATTCCCCTGTTTGTAAATTTCTTCCAATATAAGGCATTAGATAATTTTTAACTCCCCTGTACCAGCAACAGTAAATGTTACATTGTTGTTAATTGTAATAGGCCCTTTTAAAAAATAGTTTTTAGTTGATGCCATTGTTAAAGTTACATTACTAGAAATAGTATTATAGTTTTTATAAGCATCACCTTCTGTACCTACATTACCACCTAGTACCAAGTTTGTTGCTGCTAAAGATCCTAACCTTGTTAATGCCATTATACTGTTACCAATAATTCACCATCGGCATTTACCGAGAATGATAATCCTTTCTTACTAAAAAAACTTTCATCAAATAGATCTGTTTGGGATCCATCATTTGTAGCTACATCAATATTATCTGTGCCATTAGTAGTAGTTAAAATTAGATCTTCTTTTTGAGATCCTGTTCCATTAGTCTTTTTAAAACCATATAGATCTGCATTACCTAAACCAGCTTGAGCTGCTGCTGATAGATCTGATATTTCTACTACACCAGCATCAATACTATCAGAGCTAGTTATAACTCCTGTAAATGTTGAATTACCTATGTATCCCATGTATCCTCCTATGTACTAATACTGTCAATAAAACTAACTACAGTTTTAAGTGAACTTGCTGTATCACTTTTTGCTTTTAACTTATCACCAGATTTTAAAATTATTTTACTACCACCATCAATAAGCTCCAAACTAGATCCTCCAGGGATCGGACAATTAACAATTAATTCAGTTGTATTAGAATTATTCTCTATTGCAGCAGTTACATTAATAGATGTACCGGTTACATTAACTAATCTAATTCCAACTACAGTATCAAAAGTATTAGCTTGAGCTAAAATATCTATATAGCCTGTACCTATAGCTGTGTGTGTTAATTGATTTCTAAAATTTTGTGCCATGTTTTACTCCTTTCTATAATGCTACACTCATTGCAATACTAAATCCAGCCTGGGCAAAATCAGATGTATCTACAGCTGCATCTTTAAATTGTCCTCCAGAGAAAATACGCAATTTGTTACTGTTACTATTAAAATAAATATCACCTTCAGTTAGGGGATCACCATCTAGATCTACTGTAAATTCAGTTGATGATACTCCTAGGTACTGATCTTGAAAATTATCTAAAAAAGTTTCTGCTGCTGCTTTAGCTGTTTCGGCTGCTGTCTTGGCTGCCTCTGCTGCTGTCTTTGCAGTTTCAGCTGCATTCTTACTTGATAGAGCTGATGATGCTGATGTAGCTGCCTCACCGGCTTTTGTCGTTGCTATTGTTGCCTGGGCAGTTGCAGTTTGACTTGCAGAAGTCGCAGTTGCAGCATCTACTAATAGATCCCATTTACCACTATCACTATTTGTAGTTAAGGGTTGAGATCCAGAAGATGAATGATCTGCGTTAGCTATAAAAATATTTCCGGTACTTGTATCTTTTACAATATCTCTTTGGAAGTAACTTGTACTAGCTGACCAATTACCTTTAAAAGATCCAATCTCTGATGTCATTACTAATGATGTACCAGCTGCATCAACACTTAATAATTTATTAGCTGCTAACTCTGGAAAGAATACAGGGCCATTGGTTCCTGTTCCTGTTACTGTTCTAGCAGTAGAAGGTTTTAATTGAATAGATCTATCTGTAATTTCTTTTAATTGTTGTTGTCTAATAACTACATTATCAAAATCAGTTTCAAGAGCTGCTGGTGTAATAACCTGGCCTGTACTGTAAACTCCTGTTCTAGATAATGGTTGATCACCAATAATAGTAATACGATCATTTTGTGCTGGAGTATAATTAGTACCTCCAGATCCAGAATTATCTATAAAAGTTATAGATCCTGTTCCATCTGTATTAAGAGTAGCAGAGTATTGAGTAGATAAAGTAAGCTCTGTATCATTTTGAAATACCAATAATTCAGATGTAGCATTAACCTGGAAGTTAAAAGTATAAGGCCCAGCTCTATTACTAGATCCTACAATAGATTGTACTCTTCTTGCTGTGTCGTTTACATTAAATGTTGCCATATATTATTCCTAATATTCTGTTGTTGTTTTGTATAGTAGAACAAAAAAACACCATTATCTTTTACCCTTTCTATTTACTCTTTCTTTTAGCAATTCTACTTTGTCATTAAAGGTAGGATTGTTGTTTAAAAAGTTTTCTTCTGCTAATGATCTTCTATTTGAAACAATATTTTTTAATGCTTTAAGTTTATCACCAGGCAACATATCATTCCAATCTTGATCATTATCAATCATATCCAACATTTCATCTAACATAGTACCATCACCATCAATATCAGAATTCATGTACATAATAATAGATTTGTATTCTTCTGATGTAAGAGGGATGCCACTAATAAAAGCTCTTGGCATTGGAATACCTAAACCTAATTTAACTAACCAATCATCAACTCTATTGTATTTTTCTTTCTGTGTTCTAATTGGACTAAACACATTCATTTCTGGGCCTACCATTACTTCACCCCATAGATTAACTCTTTCTTCTAATTCTGGATTAAAGAATGGTGATTGATGCATTGCTTTATTATATTCTTTATAGAATGCTCTAATAGGAGCTGGTATATCACCATCAAAATTTTCTCTCCACCAGGATGCTTGGTCAGTTGTAATCATTGTATCATAGATTGTTGGATCTGAATGTTTAGTTAAGTAGTTACCAAAAGTACCTAAAGGATTTATACCAATACCAACTGTTGCCTCTGTTAATTTTTTTAATAGTGTTGTTAATGATCTTGTTGCCATATCATCTGCATCACCATACCCAGGTTGAAACAATGCACCAAGTTGAGTAACACCTTGTGCAAATGGTTGCTGCATAATGTATGGAAAGACAGATGCTATTCCAGCTTTAAATAAAGCCTCCATGTTATTAGCAAAATTAGGATCTTCATATTGTCCTGGTCTTGATGCCATGTAAGCAAAGTCAGCAGAGATAGCTAGTAAAGATGATACAGGATCAAATCTAGCATAAGAAGTACATTGATATAAACCATCGTCTTGCATATTACATATTGAATAAGGTAATAAACCTTTTCTTTGAAATGCCTCTCTCTCACCTTTTCTTGTAGGCATCATTCCTGTAATCATTGTTCCTTGATCTGTAACATTAGCTCCATAAGCCATACTTCCAAATTGATACATTAACATTGCACCGGTAGATAGTTTAGCAATAGCAAGTTGTTTAGCTTTGGTTCCATTTTTACCAGATAAATTTTTTCTTACATCATTAGATAACCAAGCCAAAGCTGGGTTTCTTTTGTTACTTTCAAAAAAGATATTCATAATTGTTTTGTAGAAAGGCACAAACATTTTCATTTCTGGTACATTTAAAATGCCTTGTAATTTAGAAAATATACCTGGAGGTAAATCTTTTTGGAATGTTCCCTCTAACATACTTTCTTGTACTTCTTTAACAGTTGCAGTATCTGGATCTGCTAAAGTTTTTTTATAAACTAATTCAGCTCCAGCTTTATCGTCTGGAAAATCATTTAAAAATTTATTCATTTTACTTGTTGCAATTCTTTCAAGCTCCATTTGAAAAATAAAACCTTTCATCATTTCATCTTCTGCAACTAACAATCTGCCAGGCACTCTAACCATTGTACCCATTACTTCAAAGAATGAACCAAGGGCTGTGTCTTTATATTTACCAGCTAACTCTTTTGATATTGCTTTATCTTTTCTTAAATCCATTTTTGTTGTAATACTTTCACCAGATTTTAAAGAGGCCCATGCATTACCTACAGCAAGTTTAGATCCATATCTCATAGATTTAATCATGGCCCAAACTTCATTAAACATCACACCATCAGCTGATGACATTCCAGGAACTTTATTAATACCAGCTGCAACTCCATACTCTACAACTCTCAAAGTATTAAAAGTAATATTACCAGCAATGTTTACTGTGTGTGTAATAGGTGACATTAATCTTGTGTTAATCCAAAGCTCTGCCCAGGCATCTCTAAATTTAGTTACAATACCATCTTTAGCAAATTTAGATTTTTGATGTGGTTTTAATTCTAAATAGGCTTGAGCAATTTTAGCAGCAGCTGTTGTATCTTTAGGATCAACATTCATTTGTTTTAAAATATCACCTAACTCATCAATACCCTCAACTTTAGGTGTATCCATTTTAGATACAATACCAAGTGTTCTACCACTTTCAGATATTGCAGCAGCTGTTTTAGAAAATAAAGATCCATACAATGCAAATGTTCTGTAAAACAATTCTACATCTGCTGCTGTTGCTTTATCTGACATTACTATTTTAGCAAGTCTATCTACCTCTGCTCTTGCAACTGTTACTTCCATAATAGCTCTATAAGCAAATTCTGTTTTAAAAGGTGTACCTTCTGGATTTTTAAGGATCTGCATATACACATCATTTCTGCCATACTTGGCAGCAGCAGCTGCTATTTCTTCCATAGTCATCTTACCTCGTTTAGCAGTATTAATACTATCTTTAAAAACAGTAGCTACAAAGTCTTGAAAGGTAGCAACATTTTTAAATAAATTAGGATGATCAGCATTTCTTAATGTAGTTTGTAAAGCACCTTCTTTAATTTTTAATTTACCCATGCTTAAATTATTCATGGTATCTTCAATAATTTTTAACTCTGCATCATTGAATTGTTTAAAGATTATATTTCCTGTTCCTTCTTCTATTACAAACATTTTATTATCTGGAACTTTGGTAGATAAAATTTCTGCTTGTTTTTCTTGGGCCTCTTTTATTGTATCGCCATGAGTTTTATCTTTATAAGTAGGTTGATCTTTTGGTTTAGGTATTTTTTTAGGAAACAGAGATGCAAGTAAAACTTCTTCTTGTTCATCTTCTTTTTTTTCTGCTATGTTAGTTTTTTCTAATACTTCATTCTCAAGAATAACATCAGCATTATTACTTGTGTTAATAATTTCTTTTTCTACAGGAGCAAGATCTTCAGCTAACTTATCTAATTTTTTATTTAAAAAAGAATTATCTTGGTTTTCTATAGTGTTTATGGAAATATCTGGTTTTGACATTATTTAACTCCTTTATTAAATTCGTCAATTTCATCAGCATCAATTCCATAAAGATCCCCTGTATCTAGATCTAGATCTTCGTTGACGATATATCTTTTCTTGTTTTTGTTTTTTTTGCTCTCAACATTACCAACATCGCTTTGTGAAAGGCCTCCTTCGATGTCATCGGCTTTTCTTTCGATGATTGTTGTTGCTGCGTCTGCGTAACTTTTTGGTTCACTTTTAACTCCTAGTTTTGTATATAATCCTTGCTCAAAGTACCATAGAACAGCTTGTGTGTCACGAGCATTTAATTTAACACCTATACTGTTTTCTAATTGTATTCGTATTTCATTAATATAATTATCCATAATTGTTCGTTCTGCAAGGTTTCTTGGTTGATCAGCACTTGCTTTAACACCATCTTTTTTAATAGTATAAACATTACCAGATTTTCTATTAAAGCCTCTAGTAAACCAAATATCTGGAACAGCCTCATCAGAAGTACCCATTAAGCTCTGCATAAATTTACTTACTTTAGGGCCAAACATATCAGCTCCATAGATCTCTTTATCTAAAGCACCGGCAATAGGTTTCATACCATAAGATTTTCTTAAATCATTTAATACTCTTCTTGTAGTTGGAGTATGTAGGAATTCTAAAAATGCATCTAATCCATTTGCATCAACATATTTTTGTACAAATTCTATTTGTCCTTTTAGGTGAGATCTTTGTGTCCATCCTTTTTCTTCACCTATTTCAGCTCTACCTAATTTAACCATTACATCTTCTGCGTTACGAAGGCTGTTAGGATTTGTTGTAGGGAACTTTCCTGTATCTAAATAAATATCTGCAATCTGTGCAGCTACTTTAAAATCCATTCCAACATTTTGTCCTGGCGAGGCAATAGCTGTAAAGAATACTACCATGTCTTTTATTTGATCATTACCTTTAAATTTAGGATTAATGTCATCTAATTTTTCCATAGCTATTTTAATATCTTTGTCATACCATCCGGCCCCTGTAACTTTTTGATCTAATTGATAAGTTACTTCTTTAACACCTTGGTCTACCATTAATTTAAAATCATCTGGATTTTTAATATCTAGTTTAGGAGCTTGATCAAAATGATTAATTATATCTTCAACTTTAACTTTGTTATTTTTTCCTGTACCAATAATAACCGGTTCAATACTATCCATAATCATAACAGTATCAAATTTTTCTGGCCCTTCTAATTCTGATTTGTAAGAAAAAGTACCTTCTTCTATTTCTTTTGCTAAAGGCCCTTCTGGGTTCATAGCAGATCCACCAGATAAATTTATACTATTGTTTAATTCTTCAACTACTTCCGGCTGTTTTTTTAATCCTTTAAATAATTTTCCTAATAACATTACACCTTCACCTAATGGGCCTAATGCACTATCACCAATAATAGCTTTCATCTTTTCTTTAAAAACAGTATCAGCATTGTATTCTGTTTCTGGTGTAGCAATGTAATTAAATATTTCTTTACTTAAACTATCAGCTTGTTGAGTATCAATACCAAACATTTCTGACATAAAGCTAACAAAGTTTGGATCCATAGGAACTTGAGCTGTGCCTACAGTTGCTGCCTCTGCTGCTAATGCTCTTGTTACAAAAGGCATAACACCTTTTGCTTTTATTAATGTACCAAATAATTTGTAGTAACCTAGACCTGGAGTTAAGAATTGAGATATACCTTCTGCAAATCCTCCAGCTAATGTTTCTGTTTCACCTATTCTTGGATAAACTTCTTTAGCAAAAAAATCACCAAACTTTTGTACAGATCCCTCACTAGCAAGATCTAACTTTTCTAATGTTGCTAATCCTAAACCACCAACACTTTCTACAAGTTTAGTACCACCTCTTAATATTCCTGTACCAATCTCATCATTGTATTTTTTAATTGTAGTCAATCCATCTTTATATGTTTGTAAAGTATTTGTTGTGTAATCTTTAGCAGATTGTAAAAATCCTTTTTTTTTATTTTCTAATAACTCATAACCATTTTCAGTTAGCTTGTACTCACTATCGCTATTTTTAAAATCTAGGTAGTTTAAATATTTTTCTTCTAATGATGACATTATTGTTCAAGCTCCCCTAATGCTATTTTGTAAGTTTGTAATTGTTCTATAAATTTATCAATAAATTCGTTTGTTATAGGTTTGCCATTTACTCTTGGTCTTTTAAAAACATCATCTCTCATTCCTGTTCCAAAATCAAATTTATCATCAAGCAATGCACCCTCTTCTATTTCTTTTAACTCTTCCATTTCAACAATTAATCGTTGTACACCCTCTGGTGTTTCTAAAAATTCAGATCTGTAGTTTGCATGATTGTAAGGCCCACCATCTTCTGTTGTGTAATAATTTTGTAAATACAATTTCCAAACATTAGATGAAAGTTTAAATTCTTTAGAAGTAATGTTAGTTTTCATTTCTTTAATATCATCTTCTTTTAATTTTTTTGTTTCTACACCTTGAGTTAATTCTAATGCTTTGTTTTGAATATCAGTAGCTGTAGCATCTGGGTTAGCTCTCATAAAAGCAAGTAACTCATTTGATTTTTGTCTATACAAGTTAGCAGCTGCTTTATCTTTTTTAGATGCATTTAATATAGTAGCCTCTGAATAACCAAAAGCATTACGCATAATCTTTTCACCTTCTGTAAATTTTTTAGATTTAGATACTTCTAGATCTGCATCTAGTTTTAATTTTTGTTCTTTAGTAATGTATCTAAAGTCATAAGCCTCTTGTATTTTTTCATGAGTAAGATCTTTTGTAATTGTTAAGTCATCTTGTAAATCTATAAAACCTAGGCCATCTTCTGTATGGTCTTTTGTAAAATCACCACCATTATCATCATCATCTAATTTTTCTGATAGCTCTATATATAAATCATCATCTAAAGCTCTTGCCTCTTCCACAATTTGTTTTGCCTCTTCATAATTACCATCAGCTCTGGCTGTGTAGTATTTAAGTTTTAGATTATCTACTTCATCTTTTTTATCTAATGTAAGTGTAGTATTATCATCTTCTTTAGCTTTAATAATACTTTGTTTCCATTCTTTAACTTTTGTTCTAAATTCTTTTTGCTTATCTTCTGGTAAACTTTCATATATTTTTTTTAAATTTTCATATCCACCAAAGTTTCCATTCTGAACTTGTTTGTAAATTTGATTAGCATGATTAGTACCAGCTTTATAATTAAATGGAGTATCAACATATTCACTAAATAAAAAGTTTGCTTTTTCTCTATTTACTCTAGCATCCCAATCTTTAGACCATTGTAATAATTTTTCTGGACTAATGTTGTTTACTATAAGCTCTTGTTCTTTTTCTTGCTTACGCAATTTTAAAATATCATCTAAAGATAATTTTATAGGTTCACCATTTTCACCAAGTAGAGGTTGACCATCTGGCCCATTAATACTTTGTTCAGCTCCACCTTTAACAATATCTGGTATTTCTTCTATGGTTTGATTACTGTAACTTAATACAGTAGCATCTTTCATGTTCTTATAATCTTTTAATAGTTTATCTGAATAAGATGTAAGATATGTATTAGCTGTTGTTGCAAGTTTAGCATTGGCTACAATACTTGCCTCACCATCTACTTCTAAAACAGCATCTGTATATCCATTAACAATAGCATTTAATTCATTGGTGTATGTGTCAAGATCCATATTATTTGCATATGCTTTAGTTTTAAGATCTGCAAAATCATTTTGTGCTTTCATTGTAATTTGAGAAGTAAGTAAATTTAATTGTGTAGCTCTGATAGCAGATCCATAAGTAGTATTAGGATTACCTTTAACCATTTTATTTTTTTGATCTGGATTAGCATCTAGAAATTGATCTGTTGAAATAGGATTTTCTGCTGCATATTTAATACCAGCTCTTTCCATATCTTTATCTAATTTTTTTAATGCAAAATTATTAATACGATCTAGTTTTTGATTTAAGCTATCCATACCACTAGCCATGACCTGGTACTGTGGAAATGCAACATTAACTACAGCTCCACCTCTAACTAAACCACCTGGATATGTTTTTCTTTCTCTTGCCATTATGTAATTTTCTTTCCATCAGTTGGTGGTTTCTTATCAAAAACTCCTGTTGTAGACATAGTAGCCATATCAGTACCCAGGCCAAAGATAGCATTTAAGTAACCCATTTTTTTAGCTTGTTTACCAGCTATCTTATAATTATTAAATTCTATAATTCCTAAATTCTGTGTAAGCTCCTGGTTAATTGCTGCAAGAGAAAAATCTTCTGCTCCTTCTCTTAATGAAACTATTTGTGAAGTTAAAATAGATCCTTCGTTTGTTAAGGCCCCACCAGCTGCACCTCTTGCAACAATAGTACCTAATGCTTTATTAGTTTCTTTTAATGCCTCAACACCTTGTTCTTTAAATTCAATTCTTCTTTCTTTAAATTGTAATGCAGATATATCTGCTTTAGCATCTAGACTAGCTTTAGTAGCAGCTGCTGAATACAAAGTAGCATAGGCCTTACCTATACTTGATATTACTCCAATGATTGCCCAAGGGTTTGCCATTATTGTCCTACACTCACTTTATACTCCACACCTAATAAAGTAAAGAAAAGGGGAGCTGATTGACTAAATGTTAGTTGACCTTCTCGATCATAACCTAACATTGGTTTTCTTCTTTTCTTTCCTGTAAAAAAAGTTGCTGCTGTAAATGGAAACTCTTTAGCATCTAAAGTTAAATTTTGTGAAAGGTATAATAATGCTGATGCCTCTACTATTCTTTTCTTTTGTCCTACTGTATTACCACTTGGTAATTTTAATTCTACCGGCATTGTTTTAATAGTTGGTGTATAATTTAATCCTATTTCAATATAACTTGTTGGCAATGTGCTAACTACTATAGCTCCAGAGGCAACTGTAGCATCTGCTGCCATAGCATCATCAATTATCACTTTAACTGTTTTACCTTCTAAATGAGTTAATCCTGTTATAGATGCACCACTAGGAGTATTGGCTACACC